AATTAAGTAATCTAATGACGGGATATACCTCAAACAGAATTCTTGATGTAGATTTAGTTAATAAAACTTTTGAAAATGTAGACTACGATCATGGATTAAAATTTGGTAATTATTCTCATTTAGAAAAGGCTCAACCGATTCCATTATTTGACGAAAACGCATCAAGAAATCCTTTGACTTGCTTAAAGGTACATTTTTCTCACCCAGGTCTTCATACCGGAGTTAAAAATAATTTTAGTGAAAGAACTAAGGAATTTTGGGGCAATAGAGTATCTAGTATGTTAGAACTCAATAATTTTAAAATGGAAATACTAATTCCAGGAAGAACAGACATAGAATGTGGACAAACAATTCATATTAGATTGCCTAAAAAATCTCCAGGCGGATTAACTCAGGAGGATAAAAATCTTTACGAGGGAGATGATTTATATTCGGGCTACTATTTAATTTCAGAGTTATCTCACAAAATAAATCCTAGAACACACTATGTTAGTATGAATCTTGTTAAGGATAGTTTACCTTATGGGGTGGTACAATAATGAATAATTTTGTTTGGTGGGTCGGAGTAGTAGAAGATAGAAATGATCCAGAACGTCTAGGCAGATGCAAGGTTCGTATTTTTGGATATCATACTGATGATATTAACTTATTACCTACGGAAGATTTACCATGGGCAATACCTATCCAGCCAATTACTTCAGCTTCTATTTCTGGAATAGGTAGTACTCCTGTTGGAATTGTACCCGGCACTTGGGTAACAGGTTGGTTTTTAGATGGCGATGATGCGCAAAAGCCAGTAATATTAGGAACTATCCCAGGAAAAACACCAAAAAGAGAAGAAGCTGAGAAAAAAATAAAACAGGATTCTAGTAAATCTAATGTACTTAAGGATGGTCAAGGCAGACCTATATACGAGAATACCGGCAATTTAATTTTTAAAAGTGCAGTTGTAACTGAACTAAGAAACTCTCTCACCCCATTGATTCCCACGGATGTAGATAAGTTATTCGCCTCTTTATCTAGTAGGTTATCTGGTAACAATATACAAAAAATTGGCGAATACGGAGAGTTAGGAAAATATCAATTAAGTGTATTAAATCTTATAGATTTAGGTTATGTGAAGAGACCGGGTAAAGGAGCCATAGATAAAACGATTCTAGATAAAGAAAATCTTTGGACAAGTTTAGATGGTATGTCGTCTAAAGAAGAATTTTTATCAAGCACCCTTATACAAGAAAAGGCGATGCTAACTTTAACTAAATCTAACTATGATCTTTTAAGTTATCTTGATAAAATTTCTGAGGATGATGAGTCCGATTACGTTGCAGGTATGCTTGCTAGTGCGCATATATTTGGTCCTGCCGGCGCAGATGATTTAGAGAGAAAAGATTTTTATGGCAGAAAAGCTAAAGAATTTTTTGCACTAGGGGCTTCCTCGGTTGGAGGTGAGAGAACAAATGTAGATATAAAATACAAAGAAGCAGAAAATTATCTACCCGAATCCTCAGCTGAAGATGGTGCTGCTGTTACAAATGAGGATCTAGCTAGGATAAAGGGATTTTCTGATCCTGAGAAAAAATATCCTAAGTATGAATATGAGGGGCTATCAGATATTAATATGCTGGCAGTCGGTAACAGGGATCATTTGTCTTTTAAGATAAAGGAAGCACAGAGAACAGATGATGTGCAAATAGCCAGATCTAGTTCTTTATGGAGCGAGCCCGAACCTGCCTATGGGGCTACCTACCCTCATAATCAAGTTATAGAAACTGAAGCAGGCCATGTTATTGAAATAGATTCAACTCCGAATGCTGAAAGAATTCACGTTTTTCACAAAAAAGGAACCTATATTGAAATAGATGTGAATGGAACAATGGTCAGAAAAGTTATAGGCGATAACTATGAAATTTTAGATCGTAATAACTTTGTTTATGTTAAGGGCGCCAACAATTTAACTGTAGATGGCAGAACAAATATTTACGTAAAGGATGACGCTACAATTGAAGTAGACGGAGATGTTTCTGTAACTGGACATAGAGATGCTGTAGTTCAAGCAGCGAAAAGTTTAGCTTTATCTGCAAAGAACATAACAATTTCAGGTAAGGACAGTGTTAATATTATTTCTGATGGTTCAATAAATGTACAATCAAAAGAAATGAATTTAAATGCAAAGGGATCTTTAAATGCCCAGGCGGCGTCGACCTTAAGTTTAAAAGCTTCCGCGGATTTACTAATGGATGCTCTATTAGTTAAAACTCAAATGGGTGCAAATTTTGTACGTGATATTCCGACAGGAACATTTCCTCTGCCCGAATTAAAAAGTCCTACAAGATCGTCTGTGCCAATATTACAACGAAAAGCTGCATTTGATGAATCCTTTCTTTTGGATGCCGGTGAACCTGAGGCAGAAGAATTTAGTAATTATAGAAATGATTTAGGGCAAATATCTAAAAACGTAGTATTAGATTTAACAAAAGTTTCCACTCCTAGAACAAATGGTAGTAATGATTATAAAAGATATTCTTGCGAAATATGCGAAAAGTTTGGTAACAATTTTCCTAGGTCTTTCAGATTGTCTAAAAATTATACATTGGGAGATTTGTTAGTCGGAAAATACGCTCCCGCAAAAGTGGTAAAACAAAGAGGATTACAAGCAAAAGATATAGTTTGTAATCTTATGCAACTTGCAGAAAATTGTTTAGAGCCAGTTTTAAAAAGATACCCCGATGTCTCAATTACTAGTGGTTTAAGATCAGAAGGTGCATCTTTAGATGGTAGAGATGTTTCCGCAGGAGACCATGGAATTGGAGCTGCCGTAGATTTAATTTTTACTTCAGCAAGTCTTGATGATTATGTAGATATTGCAAACTGGTGTGTTAAGAATTTACCTTTTAGACAGCTTTTATTAGAATATGAAACTTATAGTAAATCTAGCAGAATACGAGTAGCATGGATCCACGTTGCACTTCTTTTAGATAAAAATGGCAGCATAATTCAATCTAGAAACCCCCCAGTAATGACTATGATAAATCATACGAAATTCTGCGACGGCATTATAACTTTAGGTTAATAAATATCAAAAATGGCGAACTCAAGGTTAAATAAAAAGTTTGTAGATATAGATCTTTCTTTTAAGATTAATCCGTTTACTAAAGATCTTTATCTTAAGACAGACGAGGAAGCAGTTAAGGCTTCTGTAAAGCATCTAATTTTAACTAAAAATTTTGAGAGACCTTTTCAACCAGAAATAGGAACACAAGTTTCTTCTTTGATGTTTGAGAATTTTACTCCTGCAGTAAAAATTGCTATGAAAAGAACTATAGAAGAAACTATTAGAAAATATGAACCAAGAGTAAGAATAATAGATGTTGCATTGGTAGATAGGCCCAATGAAAATGATATTTCAATTACAGTAGTTTTCGCCCTAAAAAATACAGATACTCCTATAACAGTATCAACGTTACTAAGTAGAGTAAGATAAATGGCAAATTACAGAATTTCCGAATTAGACTTCGATGAGATTAAGATTAATTTAAAAGAGTTCCTAACTAACTACAGGGATAAAAATAATAATCTTATCTTCAAGGACTATGATTTCGACGCATCCAGCCTTTCAATTTTATTAGACATTTTATCATATAATACCTATTACAACGCATACTTAGGTAATATGGTTGCAAATGAAATGTTTCTAGATTCTGCAATTAAGCGAGAATCTGCGGTTTCAATAGCTAAACATTTAGGTTATACTCCGCTATCATATAGAAGCGCCAGAGCCAAAGTAACTTTTGTTGCGGATACTCCTGCAGGAAATCCCACTACCTTAACTCTGCCAAAATTTTCGGCATTTACAACTACTATTGATGGTACCGTATATACTTTCTCAAATTTAGAATCAGTATCAATTCGACCCACAAATGGAAGTTATGTTTTTTCTGACGTAACCATTGTTGAAGGTGAGCCTTTAAGTTATACGTATAGAGTAGATGTGTCTGGACCAGGTGAAAAATATGTTATACCGAATCTAAACATAGACACATCTACATTAAGAGTAACAGTTCAAAATTCATATTCAGACATAACTCAAACAGTTTATAGCCAGGCGGGAAGTTTGGATGGGCTTACTAAAGATTCCTTAGTATATTTTATTGAGGAAAACCCTACCGGAAATTACGAAATATTTTTTGGTGACGGTGTCCTAGGGAGAAAACTTTCTCCAGGAAATTTAGTTAAGGTTGAATATCTCATAAGTAACGGCTCTGTTTGTAATGTCTCAGATCAGATAGAACAAATTTTTACTTTATCTACGGTAGTAACTGCTATTAAAGTTTCTTCTCCTATTCTTGCTACTGAAAATTCAACAGGAGGCGATGAACCCGATACTCTTGAAGAAATTAAGTTTAAGGCTCCAAGATTTTTATCTTCTTTTAATAGGGCTGTTACAGCAGAAGATTACAAATCTATAATAGAAGCAAATTATCCGTTGGTAGAATCAGTATCTGTTTGGGGTGGCGAAGAAAATGATCCTCCAATATATGGAAAAGTTATTATATCCTTAAAACCATATTCAGGTTATACTATTAATCAGGAATTAAAAAATAAAATAAGAAGTGAAATTTTAGCAGAGAGAAAACTAATGTCTGTAGTGCCGGAATTTGTGGATCCTAATTATCTTCATATTACACTAGATGTTAAAGTAAAATTTGATGCTAAAAATTCTAGATATACGATATCAGATATAGAAAACTTAACAAGAAATACTATTCAAGAATATTTTAGATTTGAGTTGCAAAAGTTTAACAAACCTTTTATATATTCTAAACTATCTAAACTAATAGATGCTTTAGATAGGTCTATAATAGGTAACGTAAGTACATTCAGAATACAAAAGAGAATATCTCCGGAGGTTAACGTAACAAATAGTTATACTGGAAACTCTTTACTTAAATTTGCAAATAAGTTAGTTTCAGGCACAATACAATCTACAGCGTTTTATTATAGGATAAACGGTGAAATTTTTCCTGTGTATATGAAAGACGACTTAACTGCCAAAGCAGAAGGTACGATCAATCTGCATGATTTATTTAATGATAATATACTAATTGCGAATTTTGCAACTGTAAATTATTCTAAAGGTACAATTTCCATACCTATTATTAATCCCGCAGGATATTTTGAAAATGCAACTGATATAAGAATATCTTCTAGAATTGAAGAATTAGATATTCTTTCTTCTAGAGATTTAATTTTGGTTATAGATGATAGTGAACTGAATGTATTAGTTAAAAGGTCTTCTGGACTTTCTATAAACATAACTACATAAAATGTCTATTAATACTTTTGAACCAAAAGAGCTTTTAGGCCCTTTAAAGATTTTCGGTGCTTCTAGACCGGAGTCTTTTACTGGCTATAAAGAAGGATGGTTTTATCCCTTATACACTACCCGCGGTGAAGCGATTCAAGAAGACATAATTCGAGGCGGTAAAGGAATATATCGAACTATAACTTTCTATAATAGAAAGGGTGAATTTTATATTCCCGAAAATTTCTCGAATGTAGGTCAATTAAAAGATCCCTTAGTTTATACTTTTTATGAAGGCGATGGCGCTGAAAATCCTTTTAAAAGAATACAAAATAGGTTATCCGTTCTTATAGAAGAACAACTACCTGATTTTATACAATCCGAATATACTACCTTCGTAACCTTTTTGAAAGCATATTACGAATTTTTAGAAGAAAATAATCAAGCGCAAGAAATATTGCAAGATGTGAATAGATATGCAGATATAGATAAGACTACTAGCAATCTAATTACTAAATTTATACAGAATTATGCATATAATTTACCCCAATCTGAAATAGCAGATAATAGATTTTTAGTTAAAAGAATACGGGAAATTTATAGTAAAAAGGGCACAGAGCCTGCCTATAGAATTTTATTCAATATATTATATAGAGAAGCTATTAGTTTCTTCTATCCATATGATGTAGTTTTAAAGGCGTCATCGGGCAAATGGATAACTAGTTATGCTCTTAGAGTACAACAAACTAACTATAGACAAAATGTTTTTGATTTTGAAAATACTGAGATCATAGGGAAAACATCTAAAGCAAAAGCCATCGTAAGTAAAGTTATAAGGACGGATTTGCGAGGTTTTGATATATATGAATTAGTTTTAGATTATACAAGTTTATCTGGTGAGTTTTTACGAGATGAGGAAATACAGGCAACTAAAACTATTCTTTTAGATGGTGGTTCATCATCTGCCGAAACTTTAGTTAATGCAAGAGTATATTCTATCATTAGTAAAGTAGATATTATAGATGGAAGTGTCGGTTACACTAAAGGACATCCAATAACTATAACTGATGATCAAGGATTTTTAGCCAGAGCAAAGGTCAATAGTGTAAATAGATTTGGAACAATCACTAGTATAAATGTTATAGAATCGGGAGTGAATTATAGCCCAAATACTACTATTAGCGCAGGATTACCTACGGAGCAGTTAAATGGCACATATTCTTTATATCGAGGAGCAGTTACAGTAACATTCCCGGTGCAGCATGGGTTAGTTAGAGGAAGAAATCTTGAGGTGTATTATTCTGGGAATGTATTCAGCCCGATAGATAACACCTCTCATACTGCAACAGTTGTTTCTGTTCCAAATGTTAGAACAATTAGATTTAGATACCCAGGTTTTTAAACGATGGCATATATTCTAACCAAATCCTCTTCTTCTGTAGATGAAGGATCTAATGTAACAATTACAGTATTAACCACAGGATTGCCTAATGGTTCTACTGTTCCCTATTCTATCTCCGGCACAGGAATAACACTAACAGATTTTGATGGTAGAAGTGCATTAACTGGTTCTTTTTTAATTACAGGTAACAGGGGTACCGTCACTCTTTTTCCTAAAAGAGATTCCACTACAGAATTAAGTGAAACTTTTACACTTACTTTAACAAGCACAGGAAACAACGAAAGTATAGATGTAACAATTAATGATACATCTAAAACCACAAGCTTAGGTCGGTTTTATGTAACCTCTCCTACGACGGTTGTTTCTGAAGGAGACACTGCAAGATTTGATATACGAGCTACAGGCATCTCTTCGGGAACAGTAGTTCCATATTTGCTTTTAGGCATATCCGCCGACGATATTATAGGCGGAGTTTCGGGTACAGGTCTTTTAACATTTCTGTCAGGAAATGTTGCTGGAGAAACATATGCGAATGTAACTCTAAATATAAATGAAGATTTTCTTTTTGAGGGACCTGAATCTATTGTATTACTTATACAGCCGGATTTCCCCTATACTTTAGAATTAGCTTCTACAATTACAATTAATGATACTTCGTTAACATTAGCTCCCAGATATCAAATAGTTGCTGACAAAACTACAATACTAGAAGGAGATAATGTAACCTTTACTTTATATGTGGAAAATATACCCGCGGGCGGCATAGTTCCTTGGGTAATACAACCATATGGTAGGACTACTACTCTTAATATTGGAGACTTTAGGGGTCTAAGTAATTTATCAGGGTTCTTCCCGCCGTTAGTTGCCAATACTATAACTGGTTCAAATGTTGCGTCAATTGTACTTTCAACCAGAGACGATTTTGTTTTTGAACCTTCTGAATTCTTTTACTTAACTATACCAAATACATTTACTACATCCGAAGTAATTAAAATATTAGATTCGGGGAATACCTTTATTACGGTAGATAATACATTTACCGGTAACATAAGTGTTAAGATATTAGATTCTGCAATTTTAAAAGCTAATCTAGGTAGTGTAGCCAGAAGTATCAGTTATTGGGAAGATACTACGGGGCTCCTTTCAGAAAATATGGTTCTGCAGGGGAAAACTCCCTTTGCGGAAGAAGATACTCTGGCCCTATATCATCCATTTTCCTATGTAATTAAATCCAAAATTTCTATAGAAAAGTGGCGTGATTCTATAAAATCCCTATTACATCCTGCAGGATTAACCATTTTTGGAGAAATAAATAATGAGACTTCTCCTCTGGAAATGTCAAATCTAGCAGTCAAAGCAGTTGCAGATACAGAAATATTAGAACAAGACTTTCTGACGGTTGACGATAACATTAATGTAGCTAGTAATACTTTTAATGGATTCGGTGTTTCTGCAGGTTCGATATCCCTTTAACTTTTAATAAATAATAGATGCCGAATTTAGTAACCAAAACATTTAAAATTAATAATTCAAAAAGTTTTATAGAACAATTTTCTAGTTCTAGAGAAAACTATTTGTATATGTTCGTGGCTAAACCAAGCGTTTGGAATTCAACCAATGACGTACCGCCTAGACCAGATGACACTTTTCAAGAATATCATAAGACTTGGGATGAGATTGTTTCTTTAAAAAGGATAGCACCCACAAATATAGTAAATGTGGTAAAAAGAGTTAATTGGATATTCAATACTGTTTATGCGGAATACGACAACGAAGATTTTAATCTTTTAGATAAACAGTTTTATGTTTTAAATCGAAATTTAGATGTATACAAATGTATAAGTAATAACAACGATTCCCTATCTGTTATAGAACCTACAGGAAAAAGCCTAAACATCTTTTCTACTTCTGACGGATATAAGTGGAAGTATTTGTATACTATATCAAATCCTGATAGATTAAAATTCTTAACTGAATCATGGATGCCCGTTAGACGAAATGAAGATGTTGCGGGAGTAGCCAAAGATGGCGCAATTGAACATATTAAACTTTATAGCGGCGGAACCGATTATACAATTAATGCTAGGGTAATTGTGGAAGGGGACGGAACTTCTGCTAACATCGGAACAAGACAAAGTTTAGGTGTAATCTACGATTTCATCTATAGTAATAATGGCACTAAGTATAGATTTGCAAATGCTTATATTTCAGATACAAGTACTTTTGCAAGAGGATCAAATATTAGGCCAATACTAAGCCCCAACGGAGGACATGGTTTTGATCCTGTATCTGAATTGGGAGCATATTATGTTATGGTGCACGCTAAGACAGAATATAACGAAGGGTTCGGTGACTTCCCTGGAGGATTTTCATACAGAAAATTAGGATTAATAAAGAACCCAAAAAATGCAGCAGGCAATTTAGCTAATGCTGCCACATTAAATGGTTTACGAGGTTTACAGTTATCAAACGTTATTGGCACATTTAATAATAATGAATTTGTTGAAGGTCTTTCATCTTCGGCAAATGTCTTCACTGTTTCTTCTAATGTAGTTTCAGGGAATGGTTTTATTCGTTATATGCAAGTTGTAGATTTAACTAAAAACTTCAATTCATTCAACATAGGTGAAAACATTGTAGGAAAAACTTCCGGCGCAACGGCAAGAATAGATAATTTTCTTAGTTCAGAAGTTACTCCTGATACTGGCGAACTTTTATATATTGAACACAGATTGCCGTTAACTAGATCGCCCGATCAATCAGAAAGTTTACATCTCGTATTAGAATTTTAAGGAAACAACATGGCAGTAGATACTAGAGTTTCTCCATACTTTGACGATTTTGATGAGAATAAAAACTACGTTAGGGTTTTATATAAACCCGGAGTAGCAGTTCAAGCTAGAGAACTTACGCAATCTCAAACGATTCTTCAAAATCAAATTAAAACTGTAGGTAATTTTTTATTCAAAGATGGCGCAAAGGTTAAAGGACCTAAGCCACTGGTTAATGTGAATGCTAGAACTATTAGATTAAAGCCTAATAATTCTACAGGAACGCCTATTAATCTAGATAATCTTTTAAATACCTTTGTTACCGCAGATAATTCTGAAGTAGTAGGTGTAGTAGATTTTGTGTTTAAGGCAGATGATCCTAATGTGGGAGATCCTCCTAGTATCGTCATTTCTTTAAAAAGATATGATACTGCAAATGATGGAATGTTTGATCAAAATACGACCTTAAACTTTTATAATGATTATACCGATGCCTTATTAAAAACCTCTCCTAATCATACTGCAGTAACTGCGGATGATGTAGTTAAAAACGCATCTACAACTGTATCATCATTTTCTAAAACTGCTACTTTAGATAATCCAAGTACATTATTAGAAGTGGGTGATTTATTAGTACATCCTAGATTAAATAAAAAGGTGTATGTTGTTGCTATTGTTAGCACAACCCAAGTAGAATTAAGTGATGCACCAGGAGTTACTATTGGTAGCGAAAACATTTCTTTCGTAACTAAAGCATCCTGCCCTACTTGTATTTTTACACAAGATGATGCCGTTTTCTATAAATCAGGGTTCTTCGTAAAATCCACAAAACAAAGTATTGTTCCAGATAAAAGAACTTCATTGCCTACTAAATTAATGGCTTTTTTAAGTGATCAACAAGTTATAACAAGTGAAGATGATCCTTCTTTGTTAGACCCAGCACTAGAAAGTTCAAATTATTTTGCAACAGGTGCGGATCGGTTAAAAATAGATTTAAATTTATCCAGTTTAGATGTTGTAGATGGTCAAGCAGTAGAAAATTCAGAAAATATTATTCCTTTGTTATATTTTAATCGAGGAAAGATAGAGTATATTACTGAATTGTCTGATGATGCGGAATTAGATAGAAAACTTGCAGAAAGAACTTATGATGAATCTGGTAGTTATGTAGTAACACCTTTTCAAATTACTCCCGATAATTCCCTTGAAAGTAACAATGAATTAGTTTTTAATGTATCTGCAGGTAAAGCATACGTAGGTGGTCTCATTGTTAGAACTGTTGATACCACACGAATAACTATTCCAAAGCCTACTACAACTGAAACTAGAACAAACTATAATATTAATACCACTTACGGAAATTATTTTAGAATTAAAGATGTAAAGCAAGCCCTAATTAATCCTGCGGACCTTGAAGCCGCATCAATGTTTTTAGAATTACATAATGTAACTAATCCAACAAATTCGAATACTTTAGTTGGTACTATTTCGTTTAAGAATTTAGAATATGATACTTATATTGGAGGCGATTCTCCAGATTATAAGTTATTCTACCATAGCTATTCTCCGGAAAGAGAAGTCCCCGCCAATTGGGACACCTGGTCTGCGAAGTATGGAATAAGTTCTAGTGATGGCCAATATATAGCAAACGTTCTTTATACAAACAATAATTTATTAGGCAATTACGGTCCTGCGAAAACACCTTATTATGGTTTATTTAGAGAACCTGATACTGGGGGAGTAGCATTCTGGTACAGACGATGGGTAGAAGTTGGTAGAAATATTGACACGGTTAAACAAGAATTTGCTTTAGCGATACCTACAAATAGTTCAGACTATACCAGAGTAACAAGCAATGTTAAATCTTTTGCCGCAGTTATTAATAACAGTGTTTTTTATGATGGTTTAGTTAACGTTAAAAAAATTAAAAGTATTATAGGTGTAAGTAATCAATTAACTAATCAAGGAACGACTGCTACCTATTCTGCACCTTTCTTCTATGCTAATATTTCAAGTACAGGTATTAGCACTACTACCGGCGATACTATTATATTTGATAGAGATAGACCTACGGATAGTTTAATTTATCCTATCAATAAAGAATATGTCAAAACTGTAAACAGAATTCAAACTTCTTATACTAAAGTAATAAAGAATGCAGTATTTAGCGCAGGCGCATATTCCAGGTCATTATCCTCGCCGGAGACTTTTGCTTTAGGTGATGGTGTTATACCTCCAAGTACAGCCAGAGCAAACTTCGTAGTTATGGTAAAAACTGGAGCAACTGCAAATGTTAAGTTAGGCGCATTTAATTTTGAAAGAGGTTCGGTAACTATTTCAGGAGATGCTTCAACTATAACCATCAACACTGGAGACCCTGGATTTACTGGTTTGGCAGATATTAGTTTTCTAATAGAAAATGATTCTCTTGAACCCAGAACAAAAACTTTAGTTTCAAACTTCGCCAAACTAGTAGATATACAAAAATCTGATTTAAAATATTCTTTAGGAAAATCGGATATTATATCGTTTGGCGGTGTACATAAATTAGCTAATTTAAGTGTTTACCTAGGAGAGTGGGGCGGCGGAGCGTCATATAATTATGAAAACATCGTTTCTTTCAATGGCTCCTTATATAAGGCAGTAATACCTTCCACAGGTGTTAGTCCTGAATACGCCAATGCTTGGACGATTGTGGAAAAAGAATCTGCAGGAGATTACTTTTTAGATAATGGTCAACGAGATCATTTTTATGATCATGGGGGCATTACCCACGTAGGTTCATCTTTACCGCCAGGAAATGTTGTAGTAACATTTAGTTATTATACTCATTCAGGCGAGGGTCCTGCAGTTGTTCAATCATATCCTGCAGATAGTTATGCCAGAATACCAGTATATCGTTCTGTTATAGATGCTAAAGAATATACCCTGCGTGATTGTATAGATTTTAGACCAAGAAGAGAGGATGATTCTTCTTACCAAAATTATTCTGCTACAATTATCCCAAATTCCGGTATAACAACTGAGGCGGATATAACATATTATGTAGGCAGAAGAGATAAGATTTATGTTACAAATAATTTACAAAATTATGATTCGCCTTATAATAAATTCTACGTGGAACAAGGCAAAGAAACTATAAATCTAAATGTAACTCCTGATAATTCAGATTTAACTAAATTAACTATTGCAACTTTAGATATACCTCCATATACTGTAGATGCGTTTGATGTTAAAGTAATTTACGAAGATAACAAACGCTTTACTATGCGGGACATAGCAAAAATTGAAAGTTTAACTATAGAATTAGATAAAGCAATTAAACTTCAAAGTATTGAAATTAACTCTTTGAAGTCTACCATTACTAATGATAAGGGCGATGCTTTATTAAAATCTGGAATTTTAGTAGAAAATTTTAAAGACTTTAATACTGCAGATTTGGGGTCGGGTTACTTTACTGTCGCTATTGACACGGAAACTGAAGAATGTTTCCCCACATTTGGTGCTTGGAATATTGATTTAGGTATTATTGAAGACACAGATATTTTTATGTTCAATGATATTATTACCAAAAAATATACTGAAGAACTTTATGTATCTAATTTGGAGGCAAATAATGAAATCTTTGTGAATCCAGGGGGTGTCGATGATGGCAAGGGCAGAGCAGAATTATCTAAGAAAAATTCTTTTAGAATTAATGCACTTTTAACTGGCGGATTGCTGATAGGTGGTTATATTGCATATAAGACCGCATATGCACTTGCAGCGAAGGCCACCTTTAGTGCTGCAGTAGCGGGATATACAGACTATGCTCTAATTGCCGCATATCAGGGAGAATCTACCTTAGCGGTTGCCTGGGGAGCTGTAAAAGAATTAGGATACAATATTATACAGTCGTTCTCTACATTAGATGGTATAATGGAAACAATATCCTGGCCGTATAAGGCTCTCAAAGTAGGGGCGCAATGGATTTATAATACTGTTACGGGTACGGGGGCATCTAGTGTTTTACCTGCAACCTGGAGTGTTAGTAGTGTAGGACAGGCAGTATTTGGAGAAGCGGCTTGGGGAGCATTTACTACAGGAACCGAATTAATAGGAAACGCATTAACTAATATCTTTAAACAACCTATTGGGGCTACTGTAGGACAATTACAAACAGGTTTTGGGTTTATGACTTCTGCTGCGGTATCTTATACCTGGGGGTCTTTGGCTGCAGGCGCAAGTAAACTTGCAGCTTTAACTACAAATGTACCTATACTTTCTTCGGTCACCAGTGCAGTTGCGGCAGGATTGAATACTGCCTATACTTGG